CGTTTCCGCGAGAAAAACCGGTTTTCGAGTCGTATGAGCGCTGCGGTGGCTGTGGAGCCGGAGGTTGCGTTCGCGTCCGCGGGTGAGCCGTTCACGCTCGAGCATTTTCGGGCTTGGGCGGCCGATGTGATTCTCGACAACGGGGAGCCGTGGGATCTCGAGGAGTTCCAGGAGCGCTTCCTCGGCGACGTTTTCGCGGGCGCGTCTGAGTGCTGGCTGGTCGTGCCGGAGGGGAACGGCAAGACGACGCTGATGGCGGGGTTGGGGTTGTACCACTGCGAGTTTCGCGCGACGGCGTCGGTGCCGGTCGCGGCGTCTTCGCGTGAGCAGGCGGAGATCATGTATCGGCAGGCGGAGGGGATGGTGCTGCGGACGCCGCGGCTTCGTCGGGTGTTCAAGTGCCAGGAGGGGTATCGGCGGATCAAGCATCTGCTGAATGGGTCGCGGATGCAGGTGTTTGCGGCGGACGATCGGACGGGTGACGGGCTGATCCCGACGTTGGCGTTGATCGACGAGCTGCATCGGCATCGTGATTTGCGGCTGTACCGGGTGTGGCGGGGGAAGTTGCCGAAGCGGCGCGGGCAGATCGCGACGATTTCGACGGCTGGTGAGCCCGGCGGCGAGTTCGAGGTGACGCGGGAACGGATCCGGCAGTCGGCGGATGTTGAGCGTGACGGCGCGTTCGTCCGTGTCGCCGCCGGCGGCGTTGTGTTGCATGAGTGGGCGGTCGCGGAGGACGGCGACGTCGAGGACATGGCGGTGGTGAAGGCCGCGAACCCGTTCAGCGGTGTGACTGTCGATCTGCTGGCGGAGAAGCGCGGGTCGCCGACGATGACGCTCGAGCATTGGCGACGGTTTGTGTGCAACCTACCGACCCGGTCGGGGGCTGCCGCGATCACGGAGGTGGAGTGGTCGGCGGCGGCGACGGGTGAGCGGATCCCGGCTGGTGAGCCGCGCTGGGCGGGTCTCGATGTCGGCTGGAAGTGGGATACGACCGCGCTGGTGCCGTTGTGGATCCGTGACGCCGAGTTCCGGCTGCTGGGTCCGGCGCGGATCGTGGAGCCGCCGCGTGATGGCGGGTCGACGCATCCGGACGAGGTGAAGGAGATCCTCTTCGCGGAGCATCAGTGCGGCCCGATCCACACGCTCGTGATGGACATGTCGCGGGCGGAGGACATCGCGGCGTGGGCGGCTGACGAGCTCGGCTGCACGGTGATCGACCGGCAGCAGACCGCGGTGTTGGCGGCGCTCGACTACGAGCGGTTCATGGAGGCTTTGCGGCAGCACTGGCTTTGGCATTCCGGCGACGACGGGTTGCGTGCGCACGCGATGAACGCGGTGATCCGGTCGATCCCGTCGGGGCAGTCGCGGTTCGATCGTCCGCGGGAGAACCGGCGTGTCGGTGATGAGCTAGCGCGTCGGCGTGTGATCGACGGGTTGGTCGCGGCGGCGATGGTGCACGCGGTTGCGGCGGCGTCGTTGGTGGAGGCCGAGGTGTGGGCCTCGGCATGGTGACAAGGAGGCGACGATGAATCAGACGCAGGCGTGGATTCTGCTCGTGCTGCTGCTGGTGATCGCGGTGGGGTTCGTCCGCCGGTGACCCAGTCGGTGGTTGACGCGCTCGAGCGTGCGGGCCGGTTGGAGGCGCTCGGCGTGATGGTTCGCTCTGGCGAGCTGGCCGCGGATGCGAAGGCGTTCGCGGTGTTCTATGCGCGCGGCGGTAACCGGCGTATGCGTCGGGCCGCCGCGCGCGCCTCGCGGGGGTCGAGGCGGTCGTGATCGGCCGGCGGAAGCAGCGGGTGCGCGTGCACTTGGTCGATAAGGATCCGCGTGTCGCGCAGCCGTCGGTTGAGGGGCTGCTGGTGCGGAAGCTGGCGCGCGAGTACGTGCTCGCGCTGCCGGAGCTCCTCGTGAATCCGCAGCGGGAGCCGATCGCGCTCGATGAGGCGCGAACGCTCGTGATTCCGCGCGAAAACGTCGCGTTCTATGAGGTTCTCAGGTGATCACGCGCACTCGAGGCCAGGACGTCGAGCTGCGGTCGTTTGCGTTGACGGACATGGTCCGTTGGGGCTACTCGGGGCTGCGGAACATGAAGCCGCGCGCGAGCGAGAAGGAGGCGCGCGGGATCCCCGCGCTGCACCGTGCCGCGAAGCTGCGCGCCGAAGCCGTCGCGAGCCTGAACCTGTACTGCTGGCGTGGCGACGGGCCGACGCGTGAGCGTGTCGACACGGTTTGGCAGGCGCGGCTGTTCAAGAATGGGCCGCAGCCCAATCAGACGAACCCGGTGCAGACGAAGTTCACGTTCTGGGAGACCGTCGAGGAGTCGATGGCGTGGCGGAACAATGCCTACGTCTGGAAGAACGTCGATCCCGAATCGGGCCGTGTCGTCGAGTGGTGGGCGCTGCATCCGGATCAGGTGACGCCGCAGTACAACGGCCGCGGCGACATCATCTTCCGCGTCGAGGTCGCGCCCGGCTACGTCGATCCGGTCGGGAAAGGCAAGGGCATCTACATGGTCGGCCCCGAGACGATCTTGCACATCCGCGGCCACGGCGAGGGAGGCCAGCTGACCGCGCCGACGCCGCTCGAAGTGTTCAGGAACGCGCTCGAGGGCCCGGTCGGCCGGCAGCGTCACGAGGCGCGGATGTGGCGGCGCGGGACGGCGCTGCAGGTCGCGATCGAGTTCCCCGCCGGGGTCGGCAAGGAGCAGGCCGACCAGTGGCGCGAGGTGTGGCGTTCGAACTATGAAGGCACCGAGGGCGAGACAACCGCGGTGATCGGCGGCGGCGGAGTGATCAAGCCGATCGGGATGACCGCTGCGGACGCGCAGTTCGCGGAGATGGCGGATCTGACGGTGCAGGACGCGTCGCGGATCATGGCGGTGCCGGCGAATCTGCTCGGCGTCCAGGTCGTGAAGGTGCGGTCGAATCTCGAGGACGACCTGATGGCGTGGCTTCGGTTCGGGCTCGGCCCTGAGCTCACCCGTATCGAGGACGCTTTGTACGCGGACCCGGTGCTGTTCGGCGGCTCGCAGACGTATCCGGGGTTCGACACGACCGCGTTCGTGCGCGGCGACCTGATGACGGAGGCGACGATTTTGCAGGCGTTCGTGCAGGCGGGTGTGTTGACGCCGAATGAGGCTCGCCACCAGCTCGGCTACGAGCGCGACGACGACCCGAATAGCGACACGTTGCAGGTGACTCCGGTCGGTGGCGCTGAGAACCCCGGCCTGACTTTGAAGCCGACCACGACTCCTTCTGAGTCGACCGACACCGAGGAGTAGCGACCCATGACCGAGATTTTTGACCTGGCTGCCGCCGGGGGCGTCGGCCTGCCCGAGCTGCGCTATCTCGTCGCGCCGATCACGAACATCGACGTGCGCGACCCGTCCGGCAACGATGACGGATCCTGGACGATGAGCGGCTACGCCGCGGTCTTCAACGAGGAGACCGTCCTCTACGACGGCAAGTTCATCCGGCTCACAGAGTCGATCGACCCGGCCGCGTTCGACCGGTGCCTGCGCGAGCAGGGTCTCGACACGCCCGGCGGCGTCGTGCACTTCAACCCGAGCCACGACATGAGCCGCGCCGTCGCAGCAACCGACGTTCCGACCGGCGCGATTGGATCGCTGAGCCTGCGCCCCGACATGCGCGGCCTGTTCTACCTGGCGCGCGTGTCGCGCGACGACCCGGACGCGGTCGCGATGGCGGCGAAGATGCGGACCGGCGTGCTCAAGCAGGCGTCGTTCGCGTTCACGATCGCGAAGGCGGAGTACACCGACACCGAGACCGACGACGGCCCCGATGAGAGCCACCGCCGGATCCTCGAGATCGGCCATCTCTACGACGTGTGCGCGACCCCGCAGGGCGCGTACGCGCAAACGGTTTCGCAGCTGCGCTCATATGCGGCTGCGCTCGGTCAGCCCCTCGCAGAACGAGTGGGAGGCCATCCTCGTCAGCCCGACTTGGGAGGCGAGATCCCTGTCAACCCGCTCGCGGGAGGCAGGAGGGCGAAACCGCGCCTATCGGCAAAGACCGAGACCGGTCGCGCGAGGCACAAGCGCACGGCCGAGCAGTAGGCGCACGCCCGGCCCGAAGGGGCCAGGAGACCAGACGATCATGAAACTTGAAACCCTCGAGACGGCGTACAACGCCGCTTGCGACGACGTGGAAGCCCGCTCGAACGAGTGGGACGGCCTCGCCGACGACGCAAGCGACGAGGACGTCGCCGCGGCTCGCGCCGCGCTCGATGAAGCAGTCGAGGTCGCCGACAACGCGAAGAAGCGCATCGACGACTTCAACGCTGCGCAGCGAGCCCGCAGCCAGCACACGAAGATCGAGATCACCGACGACGCCGACAAGCGCGACGCCGACGGCAAGCCGCTGAAGATCAGCGTCGACGAGCAGGATCTGTACGAGCGCAAGGGGCCGCACCAGTTCCTCTACGACCTCTTCAACTCGCAGATCCGCAATGCGCCGGACGCCACCGAGCGGCTCGCACGCCACCAGGCGTACGAGATGGAGAAGCGCGCGCTGACGACGACGACGTTCGGTGGCTTGATCCCGCCGAACTACCTGCTCGACATGTACGCGAAGGCGCTCCGCAACGGCCGCGTCTTCGCCGACCAGGTCAACCATCAGGAGATGCCCGAGACCGGGATGAGCATCATCATCCCGCGGCTCACCACGGGCCTCACCGCCGCGATCCAGTCGTCGGAGAACGCGACGGTCGCGACGCAGGACATCGTCGAGTCCGACCTGACGGTGAACATCCGGACGATCGCCGGCTACTCGCCGGTGTCGCGTCAGGCGCTCGAGCGGGCGCAGTACAACGAGGCGATCCTCATGGAGGATCTGATCGCCCGGTACAACCAGACGCTCGACGTGCAGTGCATCAACGGCGACGGGACCGGCGTCAACATGCTCGGCGTTCTCCAGACGTCGGGGATCAAGACGTCGGCGGCGACCGGGTCGTCGAACCTGCCGGCCGTCTACGCGAACATCGCCGACGTGATCCAGCAGATCAACGCTGCAGTCGGCGGTCTCGGCTACGTCGCGGACAAGATCATCATGCATCCGCGCCGCTGGGGCTCGTTCGTCGCGGCGGTTGACACGACGAACCGGCCGATCCTCGGGATCAGCGGGCTGCCCGCGTTCAACATCGACGCGCAGGGCGACTCGGCCGGGTACGGCTTCGTCGGCAACCTGCAGGGCCTCGCCGTCTACGTCGACGCGAACGTGCCGACGAACCTCGGCGGAGGCACGAACGAGGACGCGATCATCGTCACGGCTTCCCAGGTCGTTCATCTCTGGGAGCGGCCGGAGGATCCGATCACGCTCGCGTTCGAGCAGCAGGCGGGCACGTCGCTGCAGGTGCAGCTCGTCGCGTACGGGTACGCCGCGTTCAGCGCGGGCCGGTATCCGGCCGCGTCGGGGAAGGTCACGGGCCTCGTGCCGCCGACGTTCGGCAGCTAGTAGCCCTGTAAACCGCTGGGGCGGCTTGGCGAGCCTCCCGGGCCGCCCCAGTACCTCTGACATGACCGAGAAAAACAAAAAGCCGACAACGGAGCGGGAGCTGCTCGAGCGCAGGTTCCAGCGTGCGACGGGCGCCGAACGTGAGCGTCTCCGACGCGAGCTCGAACGGCTCGGATCCCGCGACTCGGCGGAGAAGCGCTGATGGCCCAGGAGAGCTACTGCACCCTCGCCGAGCTCAAGCAGGCCCTCAACTGGCCGACCGGCGACACGAGCCTCGACACGTTCCAGCAGGCGTGCATCGACGACGCCGCTCGCGCGATCGAGGACGAGTGTGGCCGCCGCTTCTGGGCTGACGACGACGCGGCCCAGGTGAGGAAGTTCCTGCCCGAGAACTCCGGCATGTGCCTGATCGACGACCTGATCGAGTTCACGTCGCTGACGACGCAGCTTGACCCGTCTTCGTGGACGATCGACGTCGACTTCTACCTGCTGCCGATCAACGCGGCCGCCGACGGTCAGCCGTACACCGCGATCAAGACGATCGCCAGGCCGTTCCTGTTCACGAAGGCCGACATCCCGCAAGGCTGGTCGATCCTCGACGGCCGCATCACCCTCACCGGGAAGTTCGGATGGGCGACGATCCCCGGCCCGATCCATCGGGCGAACCTGATCCTAGCCGAGCGGCTCTTCAAGCGGCGCGAGGCACCGTTCGGGCTCGCGTCCGCCGGCGTCGACTCGAGCGCGGTCCGGCTCAGCGTGACCGACCCGGACGTCGCGAAGATGCTCTCCCCCTACGCGCTGACGCTCTTCGCATGAGCTCGCTCTGGTTCATCGTGCCGGCGCACGGCCGCGTCGAGAAGACCCGTGCGTGTCTGCGCCAGCTCGCGCGCACGTGCGACGATCTCGAGCAGGCCGGGCTCGCGGCGACCGCCGTAGTCGTGGCGGAGGACGAGAACCTCGAGACCGCGCGCGAGCTCGGCTTCGCCGACCTTCGCTGCCGCAACTACCCGCTCGGCCGCAAGTGGAACGACGGCTACCGCTTCGCCGGGCTGGCCGGCGCCGACTACGTCGTGCCGTTCGGCAGCGACGACTGGGTCGACCCGATCGTCTTCCTCGACCAGCTCCCCGACGGCCACGAGATCCGCTGCTCAAGGCTGTCAGCGGTCGTGCGCGAGGACGGCAAGCGGATCGCGCCATTGAGCATCTGGTACGACGGCGGCGACGGCGTGCGGATCATCCCGCGCAAGCTGCTCGAGCGGCTCGCGTTCCGGCCAGCCGAGGAGAACCGCGACCGCGCGATCGACACGTCGATCATGCGCAGCATCGCGCGAGTCGGCCAGCCGTCGATCATCTACTTCG